ATGCATCTAGAAGTCTCTATTAATCCAGAAACTAGAGCTGAATTTTTTGATGAAGTTTTTCTCAAATTCCCGGAGCTAGAGTCTTCTATCATTGATGATTTCAAGAGATACAAAGCAACCGGTGAGCTTCCGCATTATTTCGGTAGGGACGTTGCGTATACTCAGCCCTATGGTGCTTTTCGGGCTGGGTTGATGCATATCCATCTTTGTCTACCGCCAAACAAGTTTCCCGAGAAACTTCCACAACCGGATAGGGTCTGCAAGAAAGGTGATCCTGATAATGATGCTTGTCTTGTGTATGTCCAAGGTGAGCTTTATGAGAATAAATATTCACTCATTGCTATTATGTATCCCGATGCACATGAAAAAGCAAGAAAACATGATGTGATGAGCTATCTGGCGCGAATTGCCCAGAATTATAAAGATGAAAACTAACCCGCCGAAGCGGGTTTTTTGTGATATTAGTTATTTATTTTCCTATTTGTTCTTACCCTCTCCCATTCAATTCTGCCTTCTTCACGCCGTTTATCTATATATTCAGCAAGATCCTGAATGTTGATGCAGCGCTTTGCTTTCTGTGATGTACCAACACGATAAGTCGGGATCGGCAATTGGCATGCATTTGCTTTCGCTTCTGCTGTGTTAGGGCTCATACCGAAATACTTTTGGCATACAGCTGACAGCTCAATGTTTGGGGTATTGAATTCAGCCATCAGTAAAAACAAGGTGTTCATAATTTTCTCCATCAAAACCGGCTGCACCCGGGAAAATCATAATTCTGTGCTGGTGGCAGGAATTAGTTTCTGCCAGATAGCGGAAACATATTTTGCCTGATGACGGGCATCAGCCAGGGCGTTGTGCCGTTCGCCATCGAAAGGCATGTCCATTTTTGGGTCGAATCCGATGGAACGCCCAAGCGTAACGATCGTGCGTACATCGTGGTCATTCCAGTACGCCCACGGGCAGATTTGTCCTGCTCGCTCGTAAGCTCCACGTAAAATTACGTTGTCGAAGGTGGCCCCGTTACCCCAGACTTTTAAATATTTTGTATTGTCTGCATGCTGATTAATGAAATGGCTCAGTTCAGAGAGTGCATCGCTGATCGACAAAGTATCATCAATACAGATTGCAGCTCGTGCTTCAGAGCTCTGTTTCAACCACCACAGGATGGTATCGCCGTCAGGTGTAGCTCCTTGCTTCATAGCACTGTCCAGGCTAACAACCGTATAGAATTCTTGTCCGATGTCTCCGGTTTCTGGAGTGAAGAACACCGCGCCAATGGAAACGATCGGTGCATCCTTATTTTTCCCCATCGTCTCAAGGTCGATCATTAAGTTGTTCATCACTTCACCTCTTGTGATGGTTTTGCTGCAAAATACTCGATACCTTTATCCCAGATAGATTTTATGGTCGACCACGTGACTGGCACTTTAATTTCAATACGTCCGCTCCCGTCACAGGTATCGCAATCATCATCGCCAAAGCATTCCAGGCAGCTTATAAACGTAGTTTCTGAAAATTCACCGGATAGCGCCCCCTTAGCGCCGTTCTCGGCTGTTAGTCTCTTCGGCACCATAACCCAACCATCCGGAGTTACCGGAGAGTTGCCAGACAGTGCGTTCTGCAATCGTTCCAGCTTAACGTATTCCTGAACCCTGTTTCCGTCGCACGCCTGAAGCCATTGCACAGCCTTTTGCGCATCAGTGTGAAAGGCACAAGTGCGACCGTCATCAAATTGCATTTCGTAGAGGTCAGCAACCTGTTTAAACTGCGTTTGTGGCAACTTGTAAGCCTGGCTTGCAGGTACGGCACCATAGAGCATGGCAGCGCGGCAGGCGTTCCAGCCTTCATCAAAACCGACTATGCCATTATTTAAAGACGGACGAGCATCTGGCACCACCGGCACTGGCTTGGCTATATATAGCGGCTGAACATACCAGCCCTTTGATAACCAACTGTCAGCAATGTTTTTACTCCTGGTTATTGCCGGAATACCTAAGCCATTGTCTGAATGCAGCCATGCCACCGGATCCTCTTCCAGCGATGCCAGAGCAATTTCATAAGCACGGCGCTCAACATTGTCTCGCACGTCCATGCTGCTGATTCGTTCTTTGATTTCTTTAATCAGTTCTTTATCGGTAAATGTGGTCATTATGCTCCAGCCTCCGGTGCTTTTGGCATTACTGCCCAGTGAGTGATGTTGACGTTTTCAAGGTCCCCGACCTGAAATGTCCACTGCCATTCTCCGGTTTCTTTTTGCCCCCATGTATACCAGAGAGAACGCCAGCCAATCAGCCAGCCTTCTCCATTAGCATCAAATAACAGAACACTTTCATTCGCTGGCGGCAGTTCAGCTGACACTGGTATTACTTTGTTTTCCAGTGCTGCACATTTAGCTTCAAGCGCATCAAATTTACGCACCAGGTATTCAGCATCCGTTTCATTCACTTTCAGATCTCGCGGTACACATTTCCCGCGAAGAAATCCTTCCATTTCGAAAACATTCATGCGCATTTGCGTAACTCCGATAATTCGTTAAAGCGTTCCATAAACATCCCGTAGGCATGGCCTGGAGCCAGTGGAATCACGTTGAACATCTCTGTTGCCGGGATACCTTCCAGTACAGGCCAGAAAGAGCCATCATCAAGCCCGAGATCGCGGCGTTCGGTTGCCAGCATGATGAGATCGGCATATTTCACGGGCGTACTCATAACCGGTGGTAACCCGTATTTCTCACGGATTACGGCGTCTATTTTTTCTTCCATCCGTTTATAGTCAGGAAGAAGGCGTTTCAGTGGTGCGGGAATGTCCTGGCAATACGCTTCTGTTGCATCATGCATTAACGCTTCAAAAGCAAATTCCTGCGGCACCAGCTGGCTGCAAAGAACCGCATGTTGGGCGACGCTGTAGAAGTGCGAAAGATGACCGGCAAAGCGACAGATATTTGAAAGGGAAACCGCGATATCGTTAATATCGATGTCGTCTTTATTTATCCTGTCATAATAAAAATGCTTCCCGGAAAAAGTTTTAATAAATGACATTTTGTTCTCCACGTATATGCGCTGCACCGCGCTGAATTCTGCTAAAAAGAATCCCTCACCATCCGGTGATTATTGAGTTAATTACGTTTCCATAAATGCCCCCGCAGGGGCATTTGCAGTAATGAAATCAGGCGGTGAAAGTACCAATAAAGGTTTCTACTTTGCTGTCTTTGAATTTCTCAACAAGCAGATCACGAAATTCGTTAGCCATTTCTTCCTGCACCGCTTCCAGCTGAATAATGCGCAGAACCAGTACAGGACGATCGCCAGTGATAATGCTGAGGCGTAATTTAAACGGACGTTCTTTCAGACCTTCAAACGGAACGCATTTAAATTCAAATGCCACTGGCATAATGTCTTTGGTCTTCGCTTCGACAGACTCCATCAGGGAGCGTTTGCCGCTGAAGTCATTGTCTTCAAAATCAGCGGTCTGGTTCGCTTCAATTGTGATTTTACGGATCGCCGCAGCCGCTTTGGTTGCCTGAATGGCGTCACCATTAGCATCAAAGCCCACAAGGTAGTCGGCCCAGTCTTCAATCCATTCTGCCAGTGACTTCTGGGAGTTACGCTCGCCATTAACAGACAACAGAGCAGAGAACGGTGCTGTCTTTTTCAGTTTGAGAGTGGCGGTGTTATCTGCGTGACCTGGTTCATCAATAGTACCCAGGTTAAGCACACTGACGGCTCGCATATTATCGGCATCGATAAAGCAGCGGGTGCCTTCATCTGCAAGATCTTTAGAATAACGGGTAAAGTCATCGATGCTGGCAGTGGAAAGTGCACCACGGAAACGGAAACGATTTAAATTAAATTTTTCCAGATCATGAATGCGGAAATTCTCAGGCAATGCCACAGCATCGGCACCAATCTTACTGATAATTTCATTAACACCCTGAGCAGAAATAAGGGCATGGATTTGATTAATTGCGGTTGAGTCTAAGTTCTGAGACATAATAAGTCCTCACTATATTAAGATATTCAGTGATGAGATAAATAATCAGTTAATTAAGAACGATATTAATGACCTGCTGCGCGGAGTTTTCCGTCAGGTTCACCGGCAAGAGTCAGCAACTGTCCCTGGTCTTCCTGCAGAATAGTCAGGCGACCACCGCGATTGACATACATCGGCGTTTCGGTGGTGTCTTCTTCGGAAATTTTCCCGCGGTTAGTCGGGCGAACATATGAGAGTTTGTGTTTGATTTTCACACGGTTCTCATCGAATGGTTCGATTTCCAGGTTGAGTGAGACCTTCCCTTTGGTTTTCGTGTTCATCACACCGGAAGCGACTTCACTGAGAACTGCGCCGATTTTGGTTTCAAATACGCCGCCGTCCAGCTCCCCGATAAATGCCTGCACATCAGTACTGCGTTCGCTAGCCATTTTGCTGCTCCTCATCATATCGACCCTGCAAGGCCGATTAGTTTCTCCACAAAACAGAGAAGAACACCTGCGGTGGCAGCCGCCCGGATGGATTGGGTTATGAGCCCGTCGTCCGGTGATGCTCTTCTCTGTTTTGTAAAAAGGACGGTACCAGCCGGAAGCAAGTGTACAAACTGGTACCGCCAAAGCAGTGGCTGTTGTGGTGGGGTTGTCACTCAGGTGTATGGTCAACCTGACAATCCGGTGTCCTCAACGGGGAAAGAGTAACCCCGCCATACTTACCGCCGCGCCATTTCGCGGATTACCACAACGCTGAGAGCACTTAGCCAGTTACGGCACCACACTTTGTCGCGGTTCCATAAATGCCCTCATCGTTGCACCCTGGTCTCTTCCCAGGCGTCAAACCGAATCGCCACGCTGGTTAGGCGTCTTATCAGCATCATCATTGACTTGCACATTCCGGCTACCTGGTTTGTTTGCCCGAGCAAGGAGTGGATTGTCCCCTTTAACGTCCCCAGACCGCTAACGACGCATGTGCCATACGCCGTGTTACAACCAAATTTTGTTAGTACCTTGTTTGTAGGTCTGGAAAGAAAGATAAAATGAAGTTGCGCATTATGCAAGTGTTTTTATTGCGAGATATGCAATTTGGTGGGTAATGAAAAGCCACCTTCTGGTGGCTAATTGATGTTGAGGTAGGGGGTTAATTGTGTCGCTTAAGGGTTTGTGACTGACTGATTAAGACCTTTCCAAAGACCATAAACCGATGTTCGTTTTCGCTGGTAATTCCCCATTCGCGGTAAATCTGATTATCAGAAATTACCAGCAGTTTATCAGGTATCATTTGCAGTCGTTTGACGTAAATTTTATCATCAAAACCAAATACATATATACCATCCCCATCAAACTGATTGATACTGATATCAACGAAGATGAGATCTCCTGGCTCAATGGTTGGACACATACTGTCCCCACGAACGTTGATAACTTTAATGTGATTTGCTGGTCGTCCACCAAACATCGATACAGCATTATCAGTTCTGTATTCAATGGCATGAATCACATCAATGACATCACCGCCCTGGATAAGGCCATTTCCCGCACTGGCACTGACATCCAGCATTTCAATACGGAATACATCCTTCACCTGCGCAACATCCTCACTAATACTGTTTTTACATACAGTATTACTTTTGAGGTCTGAGGTAAAGAGATCAGCAATATCAACACCTAAGCTCCTGGCAATATTACTCAGGGCTTGTTCAGTGAATTGTTTCTGCTTACCTGTTTCGAGGCGCGAGATATTCGCCGCATCCACTCCTATTGCTTCAGCGAGATCGGCGATTTTCATGTTCTTCGCCTGGCGAAGTTGTCTGACTCGATTTCCTATGTTCATGCGTTTATTACATTTCTTTATTGCGCGTTAAGCAAATCAACTTGCGCAAAATATTTGCGTGAAATAATATGCTCATCACGCAATATGTGGAGGTTATATGCAATCACCATTACGGAATGTGCGTAAGGCGCACGGATTTACTTTGCAGCATGTTGCTGCGGGCGTTCAGGTCAATCCAGCGACGCTGAGTCGTATTGAAAGACTGGAACAAATTCCATCTATCGATCTTGCAGAACGTCTGGCCAATTTTTTTAAGGGTGAAATCAGCGAAATGCAGATTCTTTATCCGGCACGTTTTCAATCTAGCCAAAACCAGAATGGGTTTAAACCACAGGAACAGGAGGTAAGCCGTGGGTAAGCATCACTGGAAAGTGGAAAAACAACCTGAGTGGTACGTGAAAGCTGTCAGAAAAACTATCGCGGCGTTGCCGGGGGGTTACGCTGAAGCCGCTGACTGGCTGGATGTAACAGAGAACGCTTTATTCAACCGCCTTCGTGCAGATGGCGATCAGATTTTCCCGCTGGGATGGGCAATGGTTTTACAGCGTGCTGGTGGCACTCACTTCATTGCTGATGCTGTGGCGCAGTCTGCAAATGGCGTCTTTGTGTCTCTTCCTGACGTCGAGGATGTGGACAACGCCGATATTAACCAGCGTCTGCTGGAAGTCATTGAACAGATCGGCAGTTATTCAAAACAGATTCGTTCAGCAATCGAAGACGGTGTAGTGGAACCGCATGAGAAGACAGCAATTAACGACGAGCTGTATCTCTCAATTTCGAAGCTGCAGGAACATGCAGCACTTGTCTACAAAATTTTTTGCATTTCAGAAAGTAATGACGCCCGCGAGTGTGCAGCTCCGGGCGCCGTGGCGTGTCGTGACTGTGGAGAAACTAACGCATGAACAGTTTAACAACACACTACCGTCGCTCGCAACTGATTGCGCTTCCTGTACCGGGTGGAAAAGCGAAGGTGGAATATTGCTATGCAGTGAATGTACCAGGTGACAGGGAAATTGTAACCCACAGCTTTGCAGAGTGGGCTGTGGGTGATTTCAACCGGCAGAAGGAGACAGTCCTTTGCGACAAGTTAACCGCTGGTTCAAAGATCACTACGGAGTGCCCGTCAGAGTCATTCGTTGGGAGCCGGAAACACAACGGGTTATCTACCTCCGCGAAGGTTATGAGCATGAATGCTTCAGTCCGCTCGAACAGTTTCGTCGTAAATTCAGGGAAATAGAGGTCGGTCATGAGCACTAAATTAACCGGCTATGTATGGGATGGTTGCGCTGCATCAGGCATGAAGTTATCCAGCGTGGCAATTATGGCCCGCCTGGCTGATTTCAGTAATGACGAAGGTGTGTGCTGGCCATCAATTGAAACCATTGCCCGCCAGATTGGCGCGGGGATGAGTACCGTCAGAACGGCTATCGCACGGCTGGAAGCAGAAGGCTGGTTAATGCGTAAGGCGCGTCGCCAGGGTAACCGCAATGCGTCGAATGTTTATCAGCTTAACGTTGCGAAGCTTCAGGCAGCGGCATTTTCTCAACTGTCAGATTCTGACCCGTCAAAATCTGACGCATCAAAATCTGACCCGTCAAAATTTGATGCGTCGAAATCTGGCAAAAAAGCGGGTTTTCACCCGTCAGAATCTGGCGGGGATCCGTCAGTAAAATCAAAACATGATCCGTCAGATAAAAATACTTCTCGTCCGGACGCTTCGCAACCGGACACGCAGACGGCTGAACAGGATTTTTTAACTCGCCATCCTGATGCGGTTGTATTCAGCCCTAAAAAGCGCCAGTGGGGAACGCAGGATGATTTGACCTGCGCACAGTGGCTCTGGAAAAAAATCATCGCCCTGTACGAGCAGGCCGCCGAATGTGACGGCGAGGTGGTTCGTCCCAAAGAACCGAACTGGACAGCCTGGGCAAACGAAATTCGCCTGATGTGTGTGCAGGATGGTCGTACTCACAAACAAATCTGCGAGATGTACAGCCGCGTCAGCCGCGATCCGTTCTGGTGCCGTAACGTGCTCAGCCCGTCGAAGCTGCGGGAAAAATGGGATGAGCTTTCCCTGCGCTTATCGCCGTCCGTCAGCACGTACACAGAAAAACGCGAAGACCCGTACTTCAAAGCCAGTTACGACAATGTGGACTACAGCCAGATCCCGGCAGGATTCAGGGGATGAGCATGAGTCTTTTGAATGACGTTCAGAAATTCATTGAAGCCCATCCGGGCTGTACTTCCGGAGACATTGCGGATGCTTTTGCAGGTTACTCACGGCAGCGCGTTCTGCAGTCAGCAAGCAAGTTACGTCAGAGTGGGCGTGTGGCTCACCGTTGTGAAGGAGATACACACAGACATTTCCCGCGCCTGACTGAGAGAGCGCAGGATCCGGAACCACAACCAGTTCGTGAAACCAGACCTGTGCGCAATTTCTATGTCGGCACTAACGACCCGCGGGTGATTTTGTGCCTGACCCGCCAGGCGGAAGAACTGGAGTCCAGGGGCTTATACCGTCGTGCTGCAACGGTGTGGATGGCGGCATTCCGTGAAAGCCACTCCCAGCCAGAGCGAAACAATTTTCTTGCGCGTCGTGAGCGGTGTTTACGGAAAAGCAGCAAGCGCGCTGTACCGGGTGATGAGTGGTATCTGTCAGGGAATTACGTGGGGGCTTAATGAGTAATAAATATTGCCAGGCGCTGGTCGAACTGCGGAACAAACCAGCCCATGAACTGAAGGAAGTGGGCGATCAGTGGCGCACGCCGGATAACATTTTCTGGGGAATTAACACCCTGTTTGGCCCGTTTGTTCTGGATCTGTTCACTGACGGTGATAACGCCAAATGTGCTGCGTATTACACGGCGGAAGACAACGCGCTGGCGCATGACTGGTCAGAACGTCTTGCGGAGCTAAAAGGTGCTGCCTTTGGTAATCCCCCATACAGCCGCGCCAGTCAGCATGAGGGGCAATACATCACCGGCATGCGTTACATCATGAAACATGCCAGTGCCATGCGTGATAAGGGCGGGCGCTATGTTTTCCTGATCAAAGCTGCCACCAGCGAAGTGTGGTGGCCGGAAGATGCAGATCATATTGCTTTTATTCGCGGGCGTATTGGTTTTGAACTGCCTGCCTGGTTTATCCCGAAGGATGAGAAGCAGGTGCCGACAGGCGCTTTCTTCGCTGGTGCTATTGCTGTTTTCGACAAGACCTGGAAGGGACCGGCAATCAGCTACATCGGGCGCGATGAACTTGAGGCATGTGGTGAGGCGTTTCTGGAGCAGGTTCGTCAGCAGGCGGAAAAACTGGTCAGGGAGATGGCGGCATGACGACGTTAACTCAATGCCAGCAGCAGGTGCTGGATATGCTGATTTCTTATCAGAAAGAACGTGGTTTCCCGCCAACCAATCAGGAGGTGGCAACCATGCTGGGATACCGTTCGGTGAATGCAGCGGTGGAGCATCTTCGTGCGCTGGAGAAAAAAGGCGTCATCACGATAAAGCGTGGTGTGGCCCGGGGGATCACGCTTCATACCGCGGTGAAGGACGACGACAGCGAGGCGGTCGGGATTATCCGCTCACTGCTTGCCGGTGAGGAAAACGCCAGGCTGCGTGCAACCCACTGGTTACATGAGAGGGACCTGAAAGTATGAAGCTGATCCTGCCTTTTCCGCCCAGCGTGAACACGTACTGGCGACATCCCAACAAAGGGGCGTTTGCTGGTAAGAGCCTGATAAGCGCGGCGGGGCGAAAATTCCAGAGCGCGGCGTGCGCAGCAATAGTTGAGCAGTTACGTCGTCTGCCAAAACCAACGTCTGCACCTGCTTCAGTGGAGATCGTGTTGTTTCCTCCGGATAACCGGATCCGCGATCTGGACAACTATAACAAGGCGCTGTTTGACGCCCTGACCCACGCGGGTGTGTGGGAAGACGACAGTCAGGTGAAAAGAATGCTGGTGGAGTGGGGACCGGTTATCCCGGAAGGGAAGGTCGAGATCACCATCAGTAAGTACGAGAAAACGGCGGGTGCAGCCGCCTGATCAAGAGGAGAAACGAAGTATGAATAATCTGATGGTCATTGATGGTATTGAAGTTCGTCGTGATGCTTATGGGCGTTACAGCCTGAACGATCTGCATCGCGCAGCAGTAGCATCTGGTGCAAATGCCAGAACCAAGGAGCCGGGAAAGTTTCTTTCCAGCCAACAAACTGTTGAGCTTGTTCATGAATTGACCAACACCCAGAATTTGGGTGTTGACCCGGTGAGTGTGATTCATGGGGGAAATGAACGGGGAACGTATGTCTGCAAGGAACTGGTGTATGCCTATGCAATGTGGATCAGCCCGTCATTCCATCTGAAGGTGATCCGTACTTTCGATATGGTAACCAGCGCACCGGAAAAATTATCCGGACAGGCTGCTGACAAGATGCAGGCTGGCGTGATCCTGCTGGACTTTATGCGCCGGGAGTTAAACCTGTCTAACTCTTCAGTGCTTGGTGCCTGTCAGAAACTCCAGGAGGCTGTTGGCTTACCGAATCTGGCACCGCGCTATGCCATTGATGCTCCTGCTGATGCACACGATGGCTCAAGTCGCCCGACACTGTCACTGAGTGCACTGCTGAAACAGTATGGTATCCGCCTGACGGCTAATCAGGCATATCACCAGATGGTGAAGCTGGGGATCGTCGAGCAGCGCGAACGATACAGCCGTACCGCGATTAACAACATCAAAAAATTCTGGTCGCTGACAGCGAAAGGCTGCATGTTCGGCAAGAACATCACCAGTCCCGCAAATCCGCGCGAGACGCAGCCGCATTTCTTCGAATCCCGATTCCCTGAGCTGTTAAAGCTGCTCGATACCGTTCATTGAGGTGACCGTGAGAGCACTACTGACCCCTGAAATTGCCCCGCGTATGGGGATCGTATTGTTCAGGCCAGGTTCAGAGCTGATGCCCCTGTTTATGCAGGGGCGTGTCCTGCTGGAGCCTGAGCCGGAACGTTATTCATCTTTCGCCAGTGGTGCCGTTCCGGCGGCATCACAACCGCTGGCGGATGATCCTGCTGTTCGGGCCGTGTTCCGCAATGAGGCAGTGATCCGTCGTGCTGGTGGCGTGGAATGTCTTGAAAGCTGGTTACTTCGTGAAAAAGGCTGCCAGTGGCCTCATTCCGACTGGCACAGCGAGAACATGACCACAATGCGACACGCTCCGGGCGCAATCCGTCTGTGCTGGCACTGCGATAACCAGCTACGCGATCAGTTCACGGAACGGCTGGAATCAATGGCAACGGATAACTGTGCCCGCTGGGTGTTGTCTGTTGTGCGTCGGGATCTCGGTTTTGATGACAGTCACGTTGTGACAATGCCGGAACTGTGCTGGTGGCTGATTCGTAATGACCTGGCGGATGCCTTACCGGAAAGTGCAGCCCGTAAGGCACTGAGATTACCAAAGCCTGTTGTGCCGTCTGTCACCCGGGAAAGTGACCTTGTGCCTTCGGTTCCTGCCACCAGCATCATCCAGGATAAGGCGAAAAAGGTGCTGGCGCTGAAAGTGGATCCGGAGTCGCCGGAGTCTTTTATGTTACGCCCAAAACGTCGCCGCTGGGTTAATGAAAAGTACACGCGCTGGGTTAAGACACAGCCGTGTGCATGTTGTGGAAAGCCTGCTGATGATCCCCACCACCTGATAGGCCACGGTCAGGGGGGAATGGGTACAAAAGCGCATGACCTCTTTGTGTTGCCTTTGTGCAGAAAGCATCACGACGAGCTGCATGCGGATACCGTGGCATTTGAAGAGAAGTATTGTTCCCAGCTGGAGCTGATATTTCGTTTTATCGATCGTGCGCTGGCAATAGGCGTACTGGCGTAAGTGGAGAACGAGCATGAACCTTGAAGCCTTACCGAAATATTACTCCCCAAAATCTCCAAAATTGAGCGATGACGCACCGGCGACAGGCTCTGGTGGTTTAACAATTACGGATGTAATGGCTGCGCAGGGGATGGTGCAGTCGAAAGCACCGCTTGGGTTTGCCTTATTCCTGGCAAAAGTTGGTGTTCAGGATCCTCAGTTTGCGATTGAAGGTCTGCTCAATTACGCGATGGCACTGGATAACCCGACATTGAACAAATTGAGTGAAGAAACCCGGCTACAGATCATTCCTTACCTTGTGAATTTTGCCTTTGCTGATTATTCCAGGTCTGCGGCAAGTAAGGCTCGCTGTGAGCATTGTGCTGGTACTGGATTTCATAATGTATTGCGCGAGGTGGTGAAACACTCCAGAAGCGGGGAATCTGTTATCAAGGAAGAGTGGGTGAAGGAACTATGTCAGCATTGTCATGGTAAGGGAGAAGTCAGCACAGCGTGCAGAGGATGTAAGGGTAAAGGTATTGTCCTGGATGAAAAAAGGACCCGGCTTCATGGCACGCCTGTTTATAAGATTTGTGGGCGTTGCAATGGAAATCGGTTTAGCCGTTTACCAACCACACTGGCGCGGCATCATGTCCAGAAGCTGGTACCAGACCTGACGGATTATCAGTGGTACAAAGGATATGCAGATGTCATTGATAAACTGGTGACAAAGTGCTGGCAGGAAGAAGCATATGCTGAGGCGCAATTAAGAAAAGTGACGAGATAAATGATTTTCGCCGAAGATGGCGACATGATTCTTGCATTTTTCAAAAAATTTGGTTAGGATTCTCCTAACGATGGGCTTTGTGTGTCTACCGTTGATAATCTTCAAGAAACCGCCACCGAGCGGTTTTTTATTGATGTCAATTGTGTTTTTAAGGCTCTCCTTCCTTAAAGTGTGTTGTACAAAAAACTAGCAGCCAGCTACGCTCATTTTGAAAAAGTGACACCCTTCAATGTTTCTTTTGAATGGAATTGCTACCCATAAATCTCTATCAAAAACAGGAGAGCATATATGGTGGAGCGTTGTTCTGTTTGTGAGCAGTCATTAAGTTATTCACGAGAAGTTGAACAAGATGGCGTTGAATATAAATCTTGCCCAAAATGTTCTGCTGATGCCGGAGTGCACGTTTTTTATAAAACAATAGACTTTGGTTATAGGGATATGGGAGACGGAAGGCATATCGTTCAGTCATGGTGTCCGGCTTGTCGTTCTGGTGAAAAACCTTCTATACCACCAGCATTTAAATGTTGTTAACTCAATGAATTATAAAAAGAGGCTGCCTGTGGGCGGCCTTTTTTGTGCACTACGCAACTTTTGCGACTCAGCGCTATAACCAGCTTCTTTCCCTTCACTCGTTGCACTTCCGATAACCGGAGGTGGGAATTATGAAAATGCATAACGATCCTCATTCCTGGTCTGACTTACTTGAATTGTTACAGAGCTGGTGGCGTGGAGACACACCGCTGGGCGCAGTAATTATGTCGATCGTTATGGCTGGCTTGCGCATTGCCTATTTTGGCGGTGGTGGTGGCTGGAAGCGAAAAACGCTCGAGATTTTGCTCTGCGGCGCTCTGACGCTGACTTTTGCATCCGCTCTTGAGTATGTCGGATGGCCTAAATCGCTTTCTGTTGCCATTGGTGGTGGTGTTGGGTTGATCGGTGTCGATGCTATTCGTGGGGCTGCAATGAGAGTAATCGGTAACAAGTTTGGTGGCTCTAAGGAGTAATTTATGCAGGTACTAAATTCCCAGCGTAAAGCTTTCCTGGATATGGTTGCATGGTCAGAAGGAACGGATAACGGGCGACAACCGACACGTAACCACGGTTATGATGTTATTGTCGGTGGTGAAATGTTTACTGATTACTCCGATCACCCTCGCAAACTTGTCACGCTAAACCCCAAACTCAAATCAACAGCCGCCGGACGTTACCAGCTTCTTTCCCGTTGGTGGGATGCCTACCGTAATCAGCTTGGCCTGAAAGACTTCTCTCCCAAAAGTCAGGACGCTGTGGCATTGCAACAGATTAAAGAGCGTGGCGCTTTGCCGATGATTGATCGCGGTGATATCCGTCAGGCAATCGACCGTTGCAGCAATATCTGGGCTTCATTGCCGGGTGCTGGTTACGGTCAGTATGAACATAAAATCGGTGATCTGATTGCCCGGTTTAAAGAGGCTGGTGGGGTGGTAAATGAAGTTGAGCTATAAGTTGGTTATCGCTGCATTCTTCTTTACTGTCATCGGTTCTTTCATCTGGTCTGCCAACCACTACTACAGCAAATATCAGCACGAAAAGAAACGTGCTGATGAGGCTGTACAAAATGCCAAATCGGCAACTGTCATTACCAATAACGTCCTGCAATCACTGCAAATCGTCAATACAGTTCTGGAGGCTAACCAGCATGCAAAACAGCAGATCACACTGGAGTCACAGAGAACCCAGGAAGATATCAAAGTGGCTGTTGCGGATGATGATTGTGCTTCACGTCCTGTGCCTGCTGTCGCTGCTGACCGGTTGCGGAAATTCGCGAACGGTTTACGTGAGCGCTCCGGTGGCACCACTGCCAGCCAGCCTGACTTCTGATACTCCTGTACCGTTTATACCCAATCCGCTGACGTATGGTGCCAGTCTGGAGTTGAATGTGAGTCTGTTGTCAGCGTTGGGACAATGCAATATTGACAAAGCGGGGATTAGAAAGATAGAGGCGAGCCGGTCAGGTAGAAATGAATCAGACTCAAAGTGAAGCGGAAAAGGTATGTGGCACAAACTGATGCTACCATAATTACAGCCTGATGACTTGTGGAATGAAACATGTTGAACCTCCTTAATTGATGTTATTCGAGTGAGGAAGGCATTCTGTCCTTCTATAGTGTCAAGTAAATCACACGGGAAACTTGCCTCACGCGTGAGACAAGCCTCTCCCATCAGTGAGTTGTATTGATCTCGACTCTTCAAAGAATTCATTACTGGGTAGATGAAAATAGTTTCACGACGAATGGAGGAGACTATGTCGGTAGCTTCTTCATTGGAGTACATATGCCACCACGAACCCCAAAAGCCTGCCGAGTTCGCGGCTGCCGCCATACCACGACTGACCCGTCAGGTTATTGCGAAAGCCACAAAAGCGAGGGCTGGAAGCAATACAAGCCAGGCCAGTCCCGACACCAGCGCGGTTATGGTTCGAAATGGGATGTTATCCGGGGGCGTGTACTAAAGCGTGACAAAGGCCTGTGTCAGTTGTGTTTGCGTGCCGGTGTGGTGCGCGAGGCGAAAACCGTTGACCACATCATCCCTAAAGCGCATGGCGGCACTGATGCCGACAGCAATCTGCAGAGCCTGTGCTGGCCGTGTCATAAGGCGAAGACGGCCCGTGAACGGCTGAAGTAAGAACCAGTTCCCACTGCCAGAGGGGAGGGGCGGGTCAAATCCCTGTGACCTGACGTCTTCCGGACTGCCCGCCCCATCGTTTTTTTATACCCGCGAAAAATGAAATTTAACCAGGAGTGCCGCATATGGCTGGAACGACGGGGCGTTCCGGGCGTCGCCCCAAGCCAACGGCGCGCAAGGCGCTGGCCGGAAATCCCGGCAAGCGAGCCCTGAACAAAGATGAGCCTGTTTTTACGCCCATCAAAGGTGTTGAGCCACCGGAGTGGTTCGCTGAAGAAAATCTCCCTCTCGCCACGATCATGTGGCAACTGACAACCAAAGAACTCTGCGGTCAGGGCCTGCTGTGCGTGACTGACCTCGCGGTGCTTGAGCGGTGGTGCGTGGCCTACGAGTTCTGGCGACGTGCCGTGAAAAATATTGCCAGACAGGGCAACACCATCACCGGTGCAATGGGCGGTATGGTCAAAAATCCGGAGCTGACCGTCAAAAAAGAACAGGAGTCCGAGATGAGCAGTACGGGGGCAATGCTCGGACTCGACCCCAGCAGCCGCCAGCGTCTGATTGGCCTGGCGGGGCAGAAGAAAGCCACTAACCCGTTTCTGAAAATCATCGAATCATGAGCCGGAAATCTTACCCCAACGTAAATGCTGCCAATCAGTATGCCCGTGATGTCGTGCACGGAAAGATTGTGGCCTGCCAGTTTGTGATTCAGGCCTGCCAGCGCCATCTTGATGACCTGATGGAGGAAAAAAGTAAGTCGTTTCGTTACCGCTTCGACAAGGACCTGGCTGAACGGGCCGCGAAATTTATTCAGCTGTTGCCGCACACCAAGGGTGAGTGGGCATTTAAGAGGATGCCCATCACGCTGGAGCCGTGGCAGCTCTTTGTGATCTGCTGCGCGTTTGGCTGGGTCAATAAAGGCTCCCGGCTGCGCCGCTTCCGTGAGGTGTATACCGAAATCCCCCGTAAGAACGGCAAATCGGCAATCTCTGCCGGTGTCGCCCTGTATTGTTTTGCCTGTGATAACGAGTTCGGCGCGGAAGTGTATTCCGGTGCCACGACGGAGAAACAGGCATGGGAAGTCTTTCGTCCGGCAAGACTGATGTGTAAACGCACACCCATGCTGACGGAAGCGTTCGGGATTGAGGTTAACGCCTCAAACATGAACCGTCCGGAGGATGGTGCGCGTTTTGAACCGCTGATCGGTAACCCCGGTGATGGTTCATCACCCCACTGTGCGGTGGTGGATGAATATCACGAGCACGCCACCGATGCGCTTTACACCACGATGCTTACCGGGATGGGGGCGCGACGTCAGCCACTGATGTGGGCTATCACTACCGCCGGGTACAACATTGAGGGGCCGTGCTACGACAAACGGCGGGAAGTCATCGAGATGCTCAACGGCTCGGTGCCTAACGATGAACTGTTCGGGATCATCTATACCGTTGATGAAGGTGACGACTGGACCGACCCGCAGGTGCTGGAAAAAGCCAACCCGAATATCGGGGTGTCGGTTTACCGTGAGTTTTTGTTAAGTCAGCAACAGCGTGCGAAAAATAACGCCCGTCTGGCAAACGTCTTTAAAACAAAACACCTCAATATCTGGGTGTCGGCGCGTTCGGCGTATTTCAACCTGGTGAGCTGGCAGAGCTGCGAGGATAAATCACTGACCCTTGAGCAGTTCGAGGGGCAGCCGTGCATTCTGGCCTTTGACCTGGCGCGTAAGCTGGATATGAACAGCATGGCGCGACTTTATACCCGCGAGATTGACGGTAAAACGCATTACTACAGTGTGGCCCCGCGTTTCTGGGTACCGTATGACACGGTGTACAGCGTCGAGAAAAATGAAGATCGACGGACAGCCGAACGCTTTCAGAAATGGGTGGAAATGGGCGTTCTGACCGTTACCGATGGTGCGGAGGTGGATTATCGCTACATCCTCGAGGAGGCCAAAGCGGCGAACAAAATCAGCCCGGTCAGTGAGTCACCCATCGACCCCTTCGGGGCGACCGGGTTGTCACATGACCTTGCTGATGAAGACCTGAACCCCATCACTATCATTCAGAACTACACCAACATGTCCGACCCGATGAAAGAGCTGGAAGCGGCAATTGAATCGGGGCGCTTTCATCATGATGGCAATCCCATCATGACCTGGTGTATCGGTAACGTGGTCGGCAAAACCATTCCGGGTAACGATGATGTGGTGAAGCCCGTCAAAGAGCAGGCGGAAAACAAAATCGATGGTGCAGTTGCGCTGATTATGGCGGTTGGCAGAGCCATGCTGTACGAGAAAGAAGACACGCTGTCTGACCACATTGAGTCCTATGGGATCCGCTCGCTTTAACTGAGGTAATTATGATCATGCTGATTCTCGCGCCTCTGGTGGGCGTGCTGGGGGCGCTTTTGCTGGCGTATGGTGCCTGGCTGATTTATCCCCCGGCGGGGTTTGTTGTTGCCGGGGCGTTGTGCCTGTTCTGGTCGTGGCTGGTGGCGCGATATCTCGACCGTACACAGTCGTCTGTCGGCGGAGGTAAATAGTGTTCTTTTCGGGATTATTTCAACGAAAAAGTGACGCACCGGTGACCACGCCAGCAGAGCTGGCGGATGCTATCGGGTTGTCCTACGACACCTATACCGGAAAGCAGATCAGCAGCCAGCGGGCCATGCGACTGACGGCGGTTTTTTCCTGTGTCAGGGTGCTGGCGGAGTCGGTCGGGATGTTGCCCTGCAACCTGTATCACCTGAACGGCAGCCTGAAGCAGAGAGCCACCGGCGAACGTCTGCATAAGCTGCTCTCCACGCATCCCAATGGCTATATGACGCCGCAGGAGTTCTGGGAGCTGGTGGTCACCTGTCTGTGCCTGCGGGGAAACTTTTACGCCTACAAAGTGAAAGCATTTGGCGAAGTGGCTGAACTGCTGCCCGTCGATCCCGGCTGTGTGGTACCGAAGCTTAACAGTAGCTGGGAGCCGGTCTATCAGGTCACATTCCCGGATGGCTCCACGGATGTACTGAGCCAGGAGGATATCTGGCATGTGCGCACGCTGACGCTGGACGGACTGGTGGGGCTGAATCCCATCGCCTATGCCCGCGAGGCAATATCGCTGGCGGCAGCGACCGAAGAGCACGGGGCCAGACTGTTCAGCAATGGCGCGGTGACGTCGGGTGTGTTGCGTACAGAGCAGACGCTGTCAGATCAGGCTTACGAGCGCCTGAAGAAAGATTTTGAGGAGCGTCACACCGGGCTTGGCAATGCTCACCGCCCGATGATCCTTGAGATGGGGCTGGACTGGAAGTCGATGGCGCTGAACGCCGAGGACAGCCAGTTCCTGGAAACCCGCAAGTTTCAGCTTGAAGAAATCTGTCGTCTGTTCCGGGTGCCGTTGCACATGGTGCAGAACACCGATCGCGCCACCTTCAACAATATCGAAGAGCTGGGGCTGGGATTTATCAACTATTCACTGGTGCCGTATCTGACCCGCATCGAACAGCGGATCAACACCGGACTGGTACGAAAAAGTAAGCAGGGCGTTTATTACGCCAAATTTAACGCCGGGGCGTTACTGCGCGGGGATATGAAGTCCCGTTTTGAAGCCTACGCCACCGGGATCAACTGGGGAATTTACTCTCCCAATGACTGCCGCGACCTGGAAGATATGAATCCACGACCCGGTGGTGATGTCTATCTCACACCGATGAACATGACCACGAAACCCTCCGATGGCAGTAAAGCCGGTAAGCAGAAGGATAACGCCAATGCAGACGAAACAACGTCTTGATGTACCGCTGAGTCTGAAATCTGTCAGTGACTCCGGTGAGTTTGAAGGGTATGGCTCCGTCTTTGGTGTAAAGGACAGCCACGATGATGTGGTGATGTCCGGGGCATTTGCTGCTTCCCTGCGGGCGTGGAGTGACAGAAAAGCGTTACCTGCGCTGCTCTGGCAGCACCGCATGGATGAACCCATCGGTGTTTACACCGAAATGAAGGAAGACGATGTCGGGCTTTACGTCAGGGGACGGTTGCTTATTGATGATGATCCCCTCGCAAAACGCGCACATGCACACATGAAGGCCGGTTCGTTAACCGGCCTTTCTATTGGGTACGTCCTGAAAGACTGGGAATACGACCGGAGCAAAGAAGCCTTTCTGCTGAAAGAAATCGACCTCTGGGAAGTCAGCCTGGTGACGTTCCCGTCTAACGACGAGGCGCGGATCAGCGACGTCAAGAACGCACTGGCCCGCGGGGAAATCCCCGAACAGAAAAAAATCGAAAGAGTCCTGCGTGATGTCGGACTCTCCCGTACCCAGGCCAAAGCATTCATGGCCGGGGGCTATGGCGCACTGTCCCTGCGCGACGCTGAGGATGTGGGCTCTGCACTGAATGCACTGAAAAATCTGAACTTCTAATCAGGAGAAATACGATGGCGGTTGATATTAAAGATGTCGAACAGGTCGCGCAGGAGCTGCAGCAGAAGTTTGACGACTTCAAAGCAAAGAACGACAAGCGCGTGGATGCGATTGAGCAGGAAAAAGGCAAGCTTGCCGGGCAGGTGGAAACCCTGAACGGGAAACTCAGCGAGCTGGAAAATCTCAAAAGCGACCTTGAAAAAGAGCTGCTTGAGCTGAAACGTCCGGCAGGTGGTGCGCAAAATAAACTGGCCACCGAGCATAAAGAGGCGTTTGTGGGCTTCCTGCGTAAAGGCCGTGAAGACGGTCTGCGCGATCTGGAGCGTAAGGCATTGCAGGTGGGTACCGATGAAGACGGTGGCTACGCCGTGCCGGAAGAACTGGATCGCAACATTCTTAACCTGCTGAAAGATGAAGTGGTGATGCGTCAGGAAGCCACGGTGATCACCGTTGGCGGTTCCGACTACAAAAAACTGGTGAATCTGGGCGGTACGGCTTCCGGATGGGTGGGGGAAACGGATACGCGATCCCAGACTGCCACCTCCAGACTGGAGCTGATTGAACCTCTCATGGGGGAAATTTACGGCAACCCGCAGGCTACCCAGAAAATGCTGGACGATGCCTTCTTCAACGTGGAGGCCTGGATCAACAGCGAGCTGGCAACCGAATTTGCCGAACAGGAAGAAATTGCCTTTACCTCAGGCGATGGCACCAAGAAGCCGAAAGGGTTCCTGGCGTATGAATCCACTGATGAAACCGACAAGGTCCGGGCGTTCGGCAAACTTCAGCATATTGTATCCGGCGAAGCGACCGCGGTGACCGCAGACGCCATTATCAAACTGATTTACACGCTGCGTAAGGCACACCGCACTGGCGCGAAGTTCATGATGAACAACAACAGCCTGTTTGCCATCCGTCTGCTGAAAGACACCGAGGGTAACTATCTGTGGCGTCCTGGGCTGGAACTGGGGCAGCCATCCTCTCTGGCGGGTTACGGTATCGCTGAAAACGAGCAGATGCCGGATATTGCCGCGGATGCGAAAGCCATTGCATTTGGTAACTTCAAACGGGGTTACACCATCGTTGACCGTATCGGTACCCGCATTCTTCGCGATCCGTACACCAATAAACCGTTTGTCGGTTTTTATACCACCAAGCGCACCGGCGGCATGCTGGTCGATTCGCAGGCCATCAAACTGCTGAAGATTGCAGCGGCGTAATCACTCAGGGGCGCGGAACCGCGCCCCCTGTTCTGACGGGTGAAGAATCATGATCCTGAAACAAGATCTGAAATGGTCACCGGACGGTATGCGTGTTGAGGTCATTCGGGCCGGTGAGTATGACGACGGGGCGCTTCCTGCCCGGGTGCAGGAGATTGCACTTCAGGCCGGGTTAGCAGAGCGCGGAACCAGTGCAAAAAGCAGTAAAGCGACAAAAGAGAAAAAAGCCACGACCAGTAAAGAGGGCTGAGTATGCTTCTGACAATGGAAGAGATTAAAGCCCAACTCCGGCTGGATGAGGATTTCGATGCTGATGACCGCCATCTGCAACTGCTGGCCTGTGCGGCGCAAAAGCGGACGGAAACGTATCTGAACCGGAAGCTCTATGCTCCGGATGAAACCATTCCGGACAGCGATCCGGACGGGCTGCACCTGCCGGATGATATTCGTCTGGGGATGCTGATGCTTATCAGCCATTTTTACGAAAATCGCTCGTCGGTTACAGACGTTGAGAAAATGGAGTTGCCAATGAGCTTTAACTGGCTTGTCGGCCCGTACAGGTATTTCCCGCAATGAAAATTCGTCAGGCGCAGACCAGCGCAACCTACATTCTGCCGGACCCCGGTGAACTGAATAAACGCGTCCTGATCCGCCAGCGGGTGGATATGCCCGCGGATAACTTTGGCGTGGAGCCTCAATACCCGGTTACGTTCCGGACATGGGCGAAGGTTATCCAGACCAGTGCCACCACCTGGCAGGAAACCGCGCAGACCGGGGACGCCATCACCCATTACATCACCATTCGTTACCGCCGGGGGATCACCGCTGATTATGAGGTGGTCTGCGGTGACAGTGTGTACCGGGTGAAACGTCAGCGCGATCTGAACGGGGCGCGGCGCTTTCTGCTGCTGGAGTGTACGGAGCTGGGCGAATGCAGGCAGAGTCACGGAGGCAACAATGACGACTTCCTTTTTGCACGTTGATTTTCAGCAGCCCGCGGAGATGCGCTTTAACTGCGCCCGTGTCCGGCGGGCGTTTGTCACGATTGGTCAGCGTCATATGCGTGATGCCCGTCGGCTGGTGATGCGCCGTGCGCGGTCGGCACCGGGTGAAAACCCCGGTTATCAGACCGGACGCCTGGCTCGTTCAATTGGTTACATGGTACCCAGAGCCAGTAAACATCGCCCTGGTTTTATGGCACGTATAGCCCCTAACCAGCGTAATGGAGAGGGAAACCGCCGTATCACCGGTGATTTTTATCCGGCTTTTTTGTTCTATGGCGTGAGGCGAGGGGCAAAGCGTCGTCGCGGCCATCATCGTGGTGCATCCGGTGGCAGCGGCTGGCGACTGGCTCCACGTAATAACTTCATGGTGGAAACTCTTGAAAAGAACCGCAGCTGGACACGCTATTTTCTGGCGCGGGAATTGCGTAAATCACTGAAGCCGGAGCGACGACACAGATGAAACTGACGCCCGTTATTGCTGCACTGCGTGCCCGCTGTCCGTATTTTGAAAACCGGGTGGCAGGCGCGGCACAGTTCAAAAATCTGCCGGAGGTCGGAAAGCTGAGACTCCCGGCGGCGTATGTGGTACCGGGTGATGATTCTCCGGGAGAAAACAAAAGCCAGACCGACTACTGGCAGGAGCTGAAAGAGGGTTTCTCCGTGGTTGTCATACTGAGTAACGGGCGTGATGAGCGCGGTCAGTTTGCCTCGTATGATGTGGTGGACGATGTCCGGCAGATGCTCTTTAAGGCTCTGCTGGGCTGGAACCCGGAGGCGTGCGGTAACCCGATTACCTATGACGGCGGCACGCTGCTGGATCTGAATCGTCATGAGCTGATTTATCAGTTCGATTTTTCGGTCATCAGCGAGCTGACCGAAGACGATACCCGCCAGCAGGATGACCTGAACAGTCTGGATGAACTGCGAACGCTGGCGATTGATGTTGATTATCTCGATCCCGGTAACGGGCCTGACGGCGATATCGAACATCACACCGAAATAACCCTTCCTACCTGAGAATCTTCATGTTTGTGAAACCTGTTAAAGGGCGGTCAGTTCCTGACCCTGCCCGCGGCGACCTTTTGCCCGCCGAAGGGCGAAATGTTGACGAGAACAACTACTGGCTGCGCCGTGAAGCAGCGGGTGATATCCGGCGCGTGAATAAAAAGGTGAATACCGATGACGATAAGCTTTAACACCATTCCGTCGAATACGCTGGTTCCGTTGTTTTATGCGGAAATGGATAACCAGGCGGCGAATACTGCACAGGACAGCGGAGCATCGCTGCTGATTGGTCATGCCAATAACGGTGCAGAGATTGTTGCCAACAGTCTGGTACTGATGCCGTCGGCAGACTATGCACGCCAGATTTGTGGTGCGGGAAGTCAGCTGGCGCGTATGGTCGAGGCTTATCGCCAGACTGACCCGTTTGGCGAGCTGTATGTGATTGCCGTTCCTGAATCCACAGGCGCGGCGGCAACAGTTACGCTGACGGTGACCGGGGCAGCAACCGAAACCGGCACGGTGAATGTTTATGTGGGACGTACCCGCGTGCAGGCACCGGTGACCAACGGCGATAACGTCGCGACGATTGCCAGCAGTATCAAAGATGCCATCAATGCCGTTCCGGCCCTGCCGTTTACGGCCTCATCTTCGGCTGGTGTGGTTACATTGACCGCTCGCCATAAGGGGCTTTGCGGGAATGAAATTCCTGTCAGCCTCAATTACTACGGCTTTGGTGGGGGCGAAGTGCTGCCAGCGGGCGTACAGATTGCCGTGGCGACGGGTACCGCCGGAACGGGTGCTCCGGTTCTCACCGGCGCGGTGGCTGCAATGGCGGATGAGCCGTTTGATTATATCGGCCTGCCGTTCAACGACACGGCCTCCGTTAACACGCTGGTGACCGAGATGAACGATACCAGCGGTCGCTGGAGCTATGCGCGTCAGCTGTATGGTCATGTGTATACGGCAAAGATCGGCACGCTGTCAGAACTGGTGACCGCAGGTGACCAGTTTAACCAGCAGCACATTACCCTGGCGGGGTACGAAAAAGAGACCCAGACGCCTGCCGACGAGCTGGCGGCAAGCCGTACCGCCCGCGCAGCGGTGTTTATCCGCAACGATCCGGCACGTCCCACGCAGACCGGTGAGCTGGTGGGTATGCTGCCTTCGCCGAAGGGGAAACGGTTCACGATGACCGAACAACAGACCCTGCTGTCTCATGGCGTGGCAACGGCGTATGTCGAAAGCGGGGTACTGCGCATTCAGCGTGATGTCACCACGTACAGGAAAAACGCTTACGGGGTTGCGGATAACAGCTACCTCGACAGCGAGACGCTGCATACCAGTGCGTATGTACTGCGCAAACTGAAATCCGTCATTACCAGTAAGTACGGGCGTCACAAGCTTGCCAGCGACGGTACCCGCTTTGGTCCCGGTCAGGCGATTGTCACCCCGGCGGTGATCAAAGGGGAACTGCTGGCAACCTACCGTCAGCTTGAGCGTGCGGGGATCGTGGAAAACTACGAACTTTTTAAGCAGTACCTGGTTGTGGAGCGTGATGCCAGCGATCCGAACCGCCTGAACACGCTGTTCCCGCCTGACTATGTTAACCAGTTGCGTGTCTTTGCCGTGGTTAACCAGTTCCGTCTTCAGTATTCAGAGGAGTCCGCATAATGGCCCGTATCGGGGGAACCTGTTATTTCAAAATTGACGGTCAGCAGCTATCGCTGACCGGCGGCATTGAGGTGCCCATGAACAGGACGGTCAATGATGACATCATCGGCCTGGACGGTTCAGTGGACCGCAAGGAAACTCACCGTGCGCCTTATGTTAAAGGGACCTTCAAGGTGCCGAAGAATTTTCCGGTGAGCAAAATCACCTCGTCTGATGAGATGACCATCACAGCCGAGCTGGCGAACGGTCAGGTCTATGTACTGTCGTCTGCCTGGCTGCACGGCGAAGCAAACCATAATGCCGAAGAAGGGACGGTTGATCTTGAGTTCCACGGTGAAGAAGGGGATTACCAGTAATGAAAGAGCTTGAGTTAAAGAAACCGATTACCGCTCATGGCGAGACACTCTCCGTACTGGAGTTTGATGAGCCCACCGGGAAAGATGTCCGCGAGCTGGGGTATCCCTACCAGATGAATCAGGATGAGTCCGTCAGACTTCTGGCGCATGTGGTATCGAAATACATTGTGCGGCTGGCGAAAGTGCCGCAAAGCTCTGTCGACCAGATGTCTCCGGCAGACCTGAATGCAGCGGCGTGGCTTGTGGCTGGTTTTTTCCTCCAGGCCTGACGGCTGAATACCTCACTGATCGCTTCTTTGACTGCGCCAGTTACTGGCGCATTAATCCTTTCGAATTGCTGAATATGCCGATCAGTGAAATTCCCTTACTGGTCAGTCAGGCAAACAGGATAGAGCAGGAGAAACGCACACATGGCTGAATTTGAGCTTAAGGCGTTGATCACCGGTGTCGACAGGCTTTCTCCCGCGCTGTCGAAAATGCAAAAGAAAATCCGGGGATTTAAACGCCAGGCGGAAGAAGCGTCACAGGGTGGGCTGGCGCTTGGTGGCGGACTGGCAGCGGGTCTGACGCTTTCCCTGAAATCTTATGCCGATCAGGAAAACGCCGCCACCGGGCTGAAAGTCGCCATGATGGATGCGAACGGCGAGGTTGGAAAGAGCTTTCAGGACATCAATAAACTGGCTATTGGCCTGGGTAACCAGCTACCCGGTACAACGGCTGATTTCCAGAACATGATGCAGATGCTGGTGCGTCAGGGGATCCCGGCAGAAAACATTCTTGGTGGTGTGGGTAAAGCGACAGCTTATCTTGCGGTACAACTGAAAAAAACACCGGAAGCGGCTGCTGAGTTTGCTGCAAAGATGCAGGATGCTACCGGAACGGCGTCAGAAGACATGATGGGGCTGTTCGACACTATCCAGAAGGCGTTTTATCTGGGCGTTGACGATACCAACATGTTGTCCTTCTTCACTAAAACCAGTTCTGTTCTGAAGATGGTGAACAAGGACGGTCTTCAGGCTGCACAGAGCCTTGCCCCCATCAGCGTCATGATGGATCAGATGGGGATGAACGGGGAGTCGGCAGGTAATGCCCTGCGAAAAGTTATCCAGTCCGGATTAAGCGTTAAGAAAATCAGGGATGTTAATAAAGTTATGGCCCGCCAGAAACTCGGGGTACAGCTCGATTTTACTGACGGCAAAGGGAGTTTTGGCGGTCTTGATAACATGTTCAGGCAACTGGCAAAGCTGCGAAAACTGACCGACGTTAAACGAACTGGTGTACTTAAGGCAATATTTGGTGATGATGCCGAAACCCTTCAGGTGGTCAATGCACTAATCGATAAAGGAAAGGATGGCTACGATCAGATCCAGCAGAAGATGAATAAACAGGCCAGCCTGAATAAACGTGTTCAGGCACAGCTTGGTACGCTGTCCAACCTGTGGGAGGCAATGACAGGGACCGCAACTAACGGCCTTGCGGCTATTGGCGGCGCATTTTCTGGTGACGCTAAAAATATCACGCAATGGCTGGGGGAGTTGGGGGAGAAATTCACGAAGTTTGCGGATGAAAATCCCCGGGTTATTCGCGGCGTCGTCGGGCTTTCTGCTGGTCTTGCGATTCTGAAACTGGGATTGATGGGCGTTGGCGGTGCCATCAGTATTGTCAGCAGGATCATGTCGATGACGCCGATTGGCATGATTGCGACGGCGATAGCCCTGGCTGCGGGATTAATTATCACTAACTGGGATGTTGTCGGACCTTATTTTAAGAAACTCTGGGAAACCATTGGTCCTTATTTTGAGGCTGGCTGGGAACTCCTTAAGAAAGTTTTTGCCTGGTCGCCGCTGGGGATGGTGATCAATAACTGGGGGCCGGTTGTTAAGTGGTTTCAGGATATGTGGGACAAGCTGAAGCCAATTATTGAGTGGTTTACCGACAGTTCCGGTGACACGGTCGATGCCATTAACTCTGCGCAGTGGGGCGCGGGTGCTTATGATGCTTATGGGACGGGAATACCGGCGCGGGGATACACACCTTATCCGGCGGTGGATCCGGCTCAGTCAAACAACGCCTCCGATGCCACAGGCCCGAATCCCTTCATGATTAACAAAGCTTCTGTGCCAAAAGTTGATGGTGAGATCAAGGTATCTTTTGTGAATTCGCCTCCGGGTATGCGGGTTATGGAAACGCGATCCAGCGGTTTTGATGTCAGCCATGATGTTGGCTATACGCGGTTCAGGTAGTGTACAAAATGATTAATGTGTTTTTGTCTGGCATAATTTGGGTTTTCAGCTTTAAGTAGTTAATATAATCATTCCTTACAAATGATTGAAGGGATGATTATGCGTATCTTTGTTTTTTTTATATCTGCACTTTTATCTTTTAACTTGGCTGCGGAAGAGTGTAAGTTCAGCTTTAATGAGTCAGAATTAATCTCTTCTATAGGTATTGCGCCAGTTAAGCAAGAGATAATAAAGGATGAAGGAATAACTAAGCGGCAATATGAATTCAGAAGAGAATTATCTTCTGAAGAAATGCTTAGTGATGACGCTGATGAAAAATATGAGCCGCAGTTTTATATATCTGTTTATAATCCATCATGCCCACAAAAGGTTATTGTTTGGTTTTTCAAAGACAATAAAAACACAATGGATTTAAGTAATGAGGTCCTTGCTGGTAGAGCGTTCAAGTATTTAACTGGTGTTAATGAAAGTATTTTTGAAAATAAAATGAAAAAGTTTTTAAAGGTACAGTCATTTGAATCTTTTGATGAAAGGACAGATTCTAAATTTATAAAGAGTGGTGATATTTATTCCATTGATGTTCAACTCAGATAGTAATTAAAAATATTAGGTTCCCGCCACATCTTCTGCGATGTAAATAACTGACAAAGCAGATTTGGCGGGTTTTTTGTATCCGGAGTTTATATGACGTGGAAAGACAGGCTTCAGGATGCGTCATTTCGCGGCGTACCGTTTAAGGTTGAAGAAGAAAGTGCGGGAACCGGTCGCCGTGTGGAAACACACGAATATCCGAACCGCGACAAGCCCTATACCGAAGATCTGGGAAAAGTCACTTTCCGCCCGTCCATCACAGCTTATGTGGTGGGAGATGACTGCTTTGACCAGCGCGATCGCCTGATTGAAGCGCTGAATAAACCCGGTCCCGGCACGCTTGTCCACCCGACATATGGTGAGCTGAAAGTCTGTGTTGACGGGGAAGTTCGGGTCAGCACATCGAAAAGTGAAGGGCGTATTGTCCGCTTTGACCTGAAGTTTGTCGAAGCAGGAGAACTCTCTTACCCCACATCAGGTGCGGCGACGGCGCAGACGCTGATGTCATCCTGTTCTGCACTGGATGACTGCATCAGTGACAGCTTCAGCGGTTTCAGTATCGATGGTGTGGCGGATTTCGTGCAGAACGACGTTATCGGTAATGCCAGCATAATGCTGGGGTATGTTTCTGATGCGATGAAAGTGGTGGATTCTGCCGTATCGGATGCCGCCAGGCTGTTGCAGGGGGATATCTCGGTACTTCTGCCGCCGCCATCGTCAGGCAAAAATTTCGTTGAGCAGGTGCAGAAAATGTGGCGTACCGGGAAACGCCTTTATGGTAACGCCAGCGACCTGGTCACCATGATCAAAACGCTTTCCGGTGTCAGCCTCGGCAGCGATCTGCAACCGCGCGGCGTCTGGAAAACGGACAGTAAAACCACCGCCACGGCGACGCAGCAGCGTAACGTGGTTGCCAGCACCCTTCGTACGACCGCAATCAGCGAAGCGGCGTATGCCGTCACCCGATTGCCTGCGCCAACAACTTCCGCGGTGATGCAGAATTCCGCAGTGGGGCAGGCAACAACACCTGCGCAGAGCACTGGCTGGCCTTCCGTCACGCATCCGGCACTGAACAATGCACCGGCGGTGAAAAACACAGTTGACCTGCCGACGTGGGAAGAACTGACTGACATTCGCGACACACTGAATACGGCAATTGATAAGGAGTTGTCCCGTACAACCAGTGATGCGCTGTTTCTGGCGCTGCGCCGGGTGAAAGCAGATCTGAATGCGGATATCAACACGCGCCTTGAACAGTCTGCACGGATCATTCAGCGCACGCCGGATGAGGTTTTACCCGCGCTGGTGCTGGCGGCGACCTGGTTTGATAACGCGGCGCGTGACGCGGACATTATCCGGCGTAATGCCATTACGCATCCCGGCTTTGTGCCGGTGATCCCTCTAAAGGTGCCAGTGCAATGAACGATAACGTCACGCTACGGGTAAATGGCCGGGAGTGGAATGGCTGGACATCGGTGCGCATCGGTGCCGGTGTTGAACGACTGGCGCGGGATTTCAGTGTGGAGATCACCCGCCAGTGGCCGGGAGATGAGGGTATCACCACGCTTCAGCCGCGCATTAAAAACGGTTCAAAAGTGGAAGTGCTGATTGGTGATGAGCTGGTGATCACCGGCTGGGTGGAGGCGACGCCCGTTCGTTACGATGCCCGTTCGGTCAGCACCGGTATTGCCGGACGCAGTCTAACCGCTGATCTGATTGACTGTGCAGCCGAACCGACACAGTTTAACGGACGATCGCTGGTACAGATTGCGCAGGCGCTTGCTGCGCCCTTCGGCATTGAGGTGGTGAACAACGGTGCGCCGTCGGGTGTTATTCCTGACGTCCAGCCTGATCACGGTGAAACGGTGATTGAGGTAATCAACAAAATACTCGGTCAGCAGCAGGCACTGGCTTACGACGACCCGCACGGCAGGCTGGTGATTGGCGGTATTGGCTCAACGCGGGCACATACCGCGCTGGTACTTGGGGAAAACATCCTTTCCTGTGATACGGAGAAGAGTATCCGGGAGCGGTTTTCAGTTTACCAGGTGGCGGGGCAGCGTGCCGGAAACGACGATGATTTCGGTGAGGCCACCACCACCGCGCTGCGGGCCCGCACAGAGGACGCATTTATTGCCCGTTACCGTCCGATGTATATCAGGCAGACAGGGCAGGCCACGGGGGCAGGCTGTATTGCGCGTGCTGACTTTGAAGCCCGACAACGGGCGGCGCGGACGGATGAAACCACCTATGTGGTGCAGGGCTGGCGACAGGGTAACGGTACGCTGTGGCAGCCCAACCAGCGGGTGATTGTCTTTGATCCGGTCTGTGGTTTCGACAATACCGAACTGCTTGTTTCGGAAGTCACGTTTACTCAGGACCAGAACGGCACCCTGACGGAAATCCGTGTCGGCCCGCCTGATGCTTATCTGCCTGAACCCGAAGATCCCGGCGCGCGGAAAAAGAAAAAAGCCAGAGTACAGGAGGACCCGTTCTGATGAGGGCGATTGAAACCATACAGCGACAACTCCTCGGGCTGATTGGGCGGGCCGTGGTGAAAAGCATCAGTGCCGCAACGAAATGTCAGACCGTGGATGTGTCCCTGATTGCCGGTGAACCCAAAGCCGGGGTTGAACATCTTGAACCTTACGGTTTTACCGCAAGGGCAAACAGCGGTGCGGAAGCGGTGGTGTTGTTTCCGGATGGCGACCGTTCTCATGCGGTGGTTGTTACGGTGTCGGATCGGCGTTACCGCCTGAAAGGGCTGCAGACGGGTGAGGTGGCTGTCTATGACGATCAGGGGCAGTCCGTGACGCTGACCCGGGAGGGGATCGTGGTGGACGGTGCAGGTAAAACGATCACGTTTCGCAATTCACCTAAAGCACGTTTTGAAATGGACCTGGAAGTGACAGGACAAGTGAAAGACCTGTGCGACTCCAGCGGCACCACCATGTCAGCGATGCGGCTTGCCTATAACGGGCATCGTCACAGAGAGAACGGTCAGGGCAGTAACACCGACAAACCTGATAAAGCGATGGAGGCATGATGGAACTGTGGCTGACGGTGAACGGTAAACGCACCTGCGCCAGCGCACCGCTGGATCCGCTGACCCGCGCCGTGGTGATTTCCCTGTTTACCTGGCGGCGGGCGGAGCCTGATGACAACGCCGACGTCCCGATGGGATGGTGGGGGGATACCTGGCCTGCGGTACAGAATGACCGTTACGGCTCCCGACTGTGGCTGCTTCAGCGCAGCAAACTGACCAATCAGCTGGTGCAGACGGTAAGGGGGTATATCCGCGAATGCCTGCAATGGATGATTGATGATGGCGTGGTGTCCCGTATTGATCTGGATATCCGCCGCACCGGGATTAATGAACTGGGTAACAGTATCACTCTCTGGCGTCGTGACGGACCGGTAATGATTTCTTTTGATGATCTGTGGAGTGCGATAACGCATGGCGGACAGTGAATTTCAGCGCCCGACGCTGGCAGAAAATATCAGTATGCTCCGTAACGATTTATTCGCCAGGCTGGACGTCAGCGACACGCTCCGGCGCATGGATGAAGACGTGCGGGCAAAGGTGTATGCGGCGGCGCTGCATACGGTTTACGGGTACATCGATTATCTGGCAATGAATATGCTGCCTGACCTGTGCGATGAGTCCTGGCTGGCGCGACATGCTGCGATGAAACGGTGTCCGCGCAAGGGGGCCACGGCTGCCAGCGGGTATATGCGCTGGGAAGGTGTCAGCGATGGCCTGAAGGTGACCGCCGGAAGTGTTATTCAGCGCGATGACCTGGTTCAGTACACGGCAACTGCCGATGCAATCAGCACCGGTGGTGTCCTGCGCGTGCCGATCGCCTGCTCAAGTGCAGGAGCGGTCGGTAACGCTGACGACGGTACGGCATTAATCCTGGTCACGCCGGTGAATGGGCTGCCGTCTTCCGGTGTGGCTGACACCCTGACAGGCGGATTTGATACTGAAGAGCTGGAAACGTGGCGCGCCCGCGTCATTGAGCGGTATTACTGGACGCCGCAGGGCGGGGCTGACGGGGACTATGTCGTCTGGGCTAAAGAAGTGCCCGGCATTACCCGCGCATGGACATACCGTCACTGGATGGGAACGGGAACTGTCGGTGTGATGATTGCCAGCAGTGACCTGATTAACCCCATTCCGGAAGAATCAACGGAAATGGCGGCAAGACAACATATCGAGCCACTGGCCCCGGTGGCAGGCTCTGATTTGTATGTATTCAGGCCGGTGGCACATAAAGTGGATTTTCATATCCGCGTGACGCCGGACACACCGGAAATACGAGCCGCCATTACTGCGGAGTTGCGTTCGTTCCTGCTGCGTGATGGTTATCCGCAGGGAGAACTGAAGGTGTCGCGTATCAGTGAAGCGATTTCCGGTGCGAACGGGGAATACAGCCATCAGTTGCTTGCACCGGCGGACAATATCTCCATTGCAAAAAATGAACTGGCGGTTCTGGGGACGATTTTATGGACGTGACAAACGATGATTACATCCGTCTGTTGTCGGCACTGCTGCCGCCCGGTCCGGCGTGGCCAGCTAGCGATCCGGCGATTGCCGGTGCAGCACCGTCATTAACCCGTGTTCATCAGCGTGCGGATGCCCTGATGCGGGAGCTGGATCCGCGCACCACCACCGAACTGATAAATCGCTGGGAGCGTCTGTGCGGCCTGCCGGATGAATGTATTCCCGCAGGGACACAGACCCTTCGCCAGCGTCAGCAACGGCTGGATGCGAAGGTTAACCTGGCGGGCGGCATCAACGAGGATTTTTATCTTGCACAGCTTGCTGCCCTGGGCAGACCAGATGCCACCATCACGCGATACGACAAAAGCATCTTCACCTGCTCATCGGCCTGTACTGACGCGGTGAATGCGCCGGAATGGCGGTATTACTGGCAGGTCAACATGCCAGCCGCCACCAACACCACCTGGATGACATGTGGCGATCCCTGTGATTCCGCACTGCGTATCTGGGGCGACACCGTTGTCGAGTGTGTGCTTAACAAACTCTGCCCTTCGCATACCTACGTAATTTTTAAATATCCGGAGTAATCCATGCATCGTATAGACACGAAAACCGCGCAGAAGGATAAGTTCGGCGCGGGTAAGAACGGTTTTACCCGTGGTAACCCCCAGACCGGCACACCTGCCACCGATCTGGATGATGACTACTTTGACATGTTGCAGGAAGAACTTTGTAGCGTGGTGGAGGCCTCCGGTGCCAGCCTGGAGAAGGAGCGGCACGACCAGTTGCTTACCGCGCTTCGTGCGCTGCTGTTAAGCCGCAAGAATCCGTTTGGTGATATCAAATCGGACGGCACAGTACCAACGGCTCTCGAAAACCTTGGATTTACAGACCCGGATGACGGGGATTCCCTGGTAGCAGTTAAACAGGACCTGGAGAATGCTGTTATCCGAAATCAGCACGACAAAAACGCAGAGATTATTAGTGTGAGGGATTTTGGGGCTATCGGTGACGGTATTGCTGACGACACTGCGGCGATACAGCGGGCAATTGACTCGGTTCCGGCAGGATCGCGACTGGGATTCTGGAGAGGAAAGTATTTGTTCGACACTGTAACGTTGTCAAAACCCATTGTTCTGGTGGGAGATGCAGACCTGGTTCACAACGGATTCGTTATAAAATCAAGTAATATAACATCGTTATTAACGGGCATGCAGACCTGTCGTGAATACCATCATTCAGCCAGGGCGTTTTCGTGTAATGCCCACCAGGACTTATCTGACTACAAAAATATAAAAATCCTGTTCAACAAGTTTGCGGGTTTTTTCTACGCAACTGATATAACAGCCAGGGATTACGATGCGATGTCTGACAATCCGGATAATCGAGTTGTCAGTGATACCCTGATACTTGGTTGTACGTCAGTAGCCCCTGAGGGTGTAAACGCCGGGCACTTTCAGCATATAGGGGTAACCAACGCAAAGTGCGTCGGCAATTCAACGCACGGAGGGAAAAACGCGACCTCATACAATTTTATCAACGGGAACGGATATCTGATTGTTCAGGGTAATTACGATTACGGAAATACTTATGGCTCCTGTGAGGTTGAAAACGATTCCAGTAATACAGTAATTTCCGGGAACGCATTCAGGGGCAAAATCTGGATTGATGACAGCAGCAACGTCACTGTCAGCGGAAACACCGTTGACGACGAAATTTTGATTACGTCCCAGACTGACGATGTGCGAAACGTTCTGGTTGCAGGGAATACGGCCAAACGAATAGTCGTTCAGCAATTTGGAGACGAACCTGTCGGCTGGGCATACGATTGTCATATACAGGGAAATCTGACAACGGGTAATCCGGAATACGAACACGATATTCTGTTGTCGTCACTGATTAGCGGAACAGTGGAAAATAATCGCCTGAACGGAGAATCGAAATATTCTATTGGTATTATACGTCATCACAATACGGACCTGATAATACGTAACAATACCGGGAAACGAGAAGCCATTATTTCTGGTAGTGGCGGAAGAATAATCGATTACGCAAATATAGGTTTTAATGTATTTACTCAGTCAGACAGTCGACACGTTTCCACACTATTGACCCCGGTGTCGGATTATCTTGATTTACCAGGAAAATACTTGCACGGAACTAAATACGCCGGACAACTGATACCAGGCGGGAATACTGTTATTTCGCTATCAGTACCAGATGTAAAAAACTTAGTTTTCAGGGGGATATCGCTGTGGGTGCTAATCCGTGACCCTGCAAATAACAATATGTCCAGCTACAGAATTGATGGATTTTTCAGGGTTGTAGGTTCATCCGTGTCAATAAGTTTTGGAGCTCCTTATTCAGTTCTGGGAGTCGATTCTGGATTTGTGACCGTTGCGAACCAGGGAAGCACAACAACAGCTATCATGCTGAGCATAACGAATACCCACGAAACGAAAAATCTGCAAGTTACGATGCTGCCAGCAGTTACCAGCAGATTTGGGCTGGACGATTAAAAATCTGACAAATTGACGCGCAATTCTGGGCGGAGAGCGCACAACCTGACAGCCCAGAATTGCGTGTTAATTTGCCCAGAAAAAAACGCAAAGTTACAACTGCTCGCGCACAGGGACGAACTGGAGGTCGCTGTCCAGAACAATGGGCGCAGGCTGGACGACTAATTGCATCAGGAGTTTCTCGCCAGAAGGTAGCGATCATCTATGATGTTGGCGTATCGACTTTGTATAAGAAGTTTCCGGTCGGAGATAAATGAAACCGTAGCACGTCGTATGCAAGAACGTGCCACGGCTGGCTGGTTAACTTTCGATAGTGCGAGTATTGAATGATTTCCAGCCGTTACCGATTTTACGTGTTAATTAGTGAACAAACCACTCATCAGCAGATTCCCAGGTATCTTTCAGAGTCTCCTGAACAAAAGTTTTTGCAGAATCCTTATCTGCGGTGCGTGTAACAGAAAGGCCATCGTTGCTGGTGGCTTTTACGATCACCTCTACATCGTCATAACGTTTACTGATGCGTCGGGTTAATTCTTCCTTTAACGCATCCACAGCACCGGTTGGCATTTTAGTCATTTTTTCTTTGGCTATGCAGATTTCAATACGCATAAAAGTCCCTCTATACTGTGTTTGTATACAGTATATTTTTAACTGTATGGATAAACAGTGTCAAGAGGCCTTATTTCTGCTCTTTTGGAGCTCTTCAAAACGATTATGTAAAGATTTCGGATACAGTTCGGTATATACCTGCCATAGCACGTTTAATGAACGATGCCCTGTAACTTGGGCGACTTCCTCAATACTAAAACCAGCCTCAAATAAGCGACTTGCCCCTTCTCTACGCAAATCATGGTATCGCAGATCTTTAATACCTAATTTGCTTCTTACCCTCTGAAATCCCGCAGTAACAGAAGTGCTGTTATATGGAAAAATGAATTCCGATTTTTGGGGCTGTCGTTGGACGATATCCCAGGCTTCCCCAAGCAAGGCTACTTTCATGTGGTTGCCTTCCTTTTTGCGTGGATCTTTCCTGTCTCTTACGAGTATAGATTTTTGTTCCTGGTCGAGATCTTCCCATCGTAACCGGCATACTTCTCCGATTCGCATACAGGACCACACAGAAAATTTGAGGATATCAACGAACGGAATTTTTGAGCATTTATGAGTAGATCGTTGTTGAAGGCCTTCAATGAGCATGTCCAGTTCATCAGATGCTGGTCTACGATTACGACGGTTTGATTTACCAATCAAACCAAGTTTAAGTAGATATGGACGAGCGCTTTTCGCCGGGTTTGATGTGTAATTAATTCCGTATACAGGTTTGGCCGCATCCAGAACACTGCCAAGATAACTAACATCGTGGCTGACTGTTGCTGGACCTGCACCAGCGTTGTTTCTTAGCCTACAATGTTCAATTACGTCATTTTCTGTCAGTTCGGATAGTTTGATCGCGGAGATGTCACTATCCATAAGCAGTTCCAGCACATATCTTTTAGTACGACCTGCTTTACCTCCGGCATTTGGGTCATTTAAATATTTGTGTAGTAAGTCACGGACTGTAAGTCCGTCAACTGCATTTGATGATGGAATGCCATATAGATCTAATTCCATCACTTTCTGTGTACCCCATGTTTTGGCATGGGCATGTTTAGGGAATGTTTTGCTTTCCCTGTAAGTGATAACACCTTTTTCTTTGATAATCACATTACAGCGATAGCGTGGTGTGCCATCGGATTTTAGTCGTTTCTCTATGTTATAGTACGCCATTACACGACCTCGTTATTTCGGGTTCCCATAGAACGTGGGAACCTGTGCGGGAACCTAACGCGAGAAAAATAGCCTGAAATGTTCAAAAATGCACGATAATCCTGAAACACAGAAAACTAATCAAACCAGCGCGATGCCTGAGAAAACTGGCGCTTACGGGAGTTCTCGGTTTAGCATTGCTCCTATGCTTGACTGGACGGACAGACATTGCCGTTATTTCCTGCGTCTGCTTTCCCGCAATACGTTGCTGTATACCGAAATGGTGACCACAGGGGCGATTATTCACGGTAAAGGTGATTACCTGGCGTACAGTGAAGAAGAACATCCGGTAGCGTTGCAACTCGGGGGTAGCGATCCGGCGGCGCTGGCACAGTGTGCGAAGCTGGCAGAAGCGCGCGGATATGATGAGATCAACCTGAATGTCGGCTGCCCGTCTGACCGGGTGCAGAACGGCATGTTTGGTGCGTGTCTGATGGGTAATGCGCAGCTGGTTGCCGACTGCGTGAAAGCGATGCGCGATGTGGTGTCGATTCCGGTGACGGTGAAAACGCGTATTGGCATCGATGATCAGGACAGCTATGAATTTCTCTGCGATTTCATCAACACCGTTTCCGGCAAAGGTGAGTGTGAGATGTTCATCATCCACGCACGTAAAGCCTGGCTTTCTGGGTTAAGTCCGAAAGAAAACCGTGAGATCCCGCCGCTCGATTATCCGCGTGTGTATCAACTGAAGCGTGACTTTCCGCATCTGACGATGTCGATTAACGGTGGTATCAAGTCGCTGGAAGAAGCTAAAGCGCATTTGCAACATATGGATGGCGTGATGGTCGGGCGCGAGGCGTATCAGAATCCGGGGATTCTGGCGGCGGTAGACCGAGAGATTTTTGGTTCCTCGGATACCGATGCCGATCCGGTGGCGGTAGTGCGCGCCATGTATCCGTACATTGAGCGTGAACTCAGCCAGGGTACGTATCTCGGCCATATTACCCGGCATATGCTGGGCTTGTTCCAGGGTATTCCTGGCGCGCGGCAGTGGCGGCGTTATTTAAGTGAAAATGCCCATAAAGCGGGTGCAGACATTAATGTGCTGGAACACGCGCTCAAACTGGTGGCGGATAAGCGTTAACTTTTCACCAAAAAGTAGTCAAATTCACCACGCCCTGCGCACCGTCGCGGGGTGTTTTGCTGTTAAATCAACAGATTATTTTTGGCATGATTCTTGTAATGCCAGCAAGAGATTTCATATTTGGGAGAGCATCATGCTGGAACTACTTTTTGTAATTGGCTTTTTTGTCATGCTGATGGTCACCGGTGTTTCGTTGCTGGGTATTATCGCCGCGCTGATTGTGGCGACGGCCTTTATGTTCCTCGGCGGTATGCTGGCATTGATGATTAAGTTGCTGCCGTGGCTGCTGTTGGCGGTTGCGGTGGTGTGGGTGATCAGGGCAATTAAAGCACCAAAAGTGCCGAAATATCAGCGTTATGACCGCTGGCGTTACTAA